TGCACCGTGAGCGCTGACTGCGTGGGCACCAGGCCGCGTATAATCCCGCCAAAATTAAAAAACGAGGTCGCGCCCCAGGTTTCGATATCTGCAATATCCGAATACCACAACTGCCCGGTCGCCCCGTCTACATTGCCAATCCACAGCCGATTATCATACCAAGCAATATGCTTTCCCTTGGTAAATCGCCCGTCGTCGTCAAGGGTCGAAGCATTGCCCGAGCCGGTCCATTTAATTGCGTCGGTATCGACGCCGTTGGTAACCACCAGGGTACCGTTGGCGTCGGCCCACTCAAAGGTATTGTCGTTGCCGGCGGTAATCGTCGTACTGCCGGTTATATCGGTCCAGCCCGAATTATAACGATAGAGTTTATTTCCGGCGGCAATTACTACGTGCGTAGTCGCGCTATCCGGTTTAAACTCTACGGCCAGGTTCACCGTTGGGCCGCCCGACAGGGCGCTGGCGCTTTGATACGAGAGCGTCCCGGGCCTCGATGTCGCTTGACCGGCCGCGCCCAGGCGCACGTTTTCCATATCGGATAATTCATCCGGCGCGCACTCCTCGGGAGGTATGTCGTAGCGCACCGTTCGCCACGGTCCCAACTGGAGCGGTTCGGCGGCCAGTGCCATTATCGACCCCCTGCGCCGCTCTGGCCGCTTTGTACCGTGGTCAATCCTCCGGCCCGGCCCAAAGATTCAAGCAATCGGGGCCGCTGTTTCAATCCCCGCTGCAGCCCTGTTTGACCCGTCAAAAGATCCACCCCCGTGCGCGTGCCAAGAACCAACCCGCCACCCAGACTTGCCGCCGAACGGCCTAATATGTCGCCGACCGCAGTCATTGGATTACCGGAGAAAACCTTGCCCAATAAAGCCAGATTAAAAGGACTTGCAATATTCGCACCCGATCCGGATGGATTCATAAATTGCTTTTCTGACTTTTGCGCCCCTTCGACCATGTTAGCAAAGCGGGTCAAATCATCGGCTAAAACAGGCCCGAAAATTTCATCTAATGCGCCCGGCTTCAAATTTTCCAATTTCCGAACTAACTTCTCACCGTCTATAACGAACTGATCCGGCGTTGTTTTCGCATATCGAGCGCCGCGCCATATAGAAGCCTTTTTTAAATCTTCCAGGACAGAACTTTGCAGATCGGTCCATGCCTTTTGTCCGCGCACCGAGGGGTCGATGCCTTTTTCTTTTACCCCTTCGGCCCCAACATATCGCTTTAATCCCCTGATTTCTTCCGGCGTCAACCCTTCGCCTTTGGTGAGCCTCGCCGGAATATCTGACCATTTCTCTTCATTCCGAAACAAACGGCCAACAACGCTTGATTTGTCTATGTCAAATAAGCCCGACGCATAAGACCGCGCCGCTTTCCCTGTTTCGAGCGCCGCCTGGGAGGGGAGGCCAATATCGGGAATATCGGTTTTTGGTTCGGTCGTTCGCGCGAGGATTTTTTGATAGCTTTTATTTATCTCATCATTAGCGACCGTCAAATCGTCCACGTCTACGATGCCGGCCCTTTTGGCCTCTTCAAATTCTCGGGCTATAGCCTGCAAATCGTCCACGGTGCCGGCGTTTTCGATGCGCTCAAATAACGGGCCGATCTGGCCGCGTGCCGCTTCGGCTTGTTCCCGTGCAGCGCCGCGCTCGAATGATTCGGCGCCGGCCTGGAATTTCTCGAAAAAACTTTTCGTGCGGATCGCTTCCATGAAATCGGCAGCGCTTTCGATGCCGGCCGCCTGAAATATCGAATCCCCCTGTTCGCTTCCGCGCACGTTTTCCAGCATTTCCTCAATGGTCATCCCCGGATTTCCCTTTAGCTTGCCTATAGCCATAATCAAGCCCCGGTCGGCGTCCATTGCGCCCCGAATGCGCTTTAATTCGCTGGGCATTAGGCCGCCCATGCCGCGCACGATTTGGTTGGGCGTCAATACTTCGCCCGCTGCGCGCGCAATTTGGGCCGTTTTTATATCCAGGTCTATTGCAGGCGCTGGAGGTGGAGCGTCAGCGCCCGGCCGCGTGCTTTTCTTGCCGCCCGCTTCTAAAAATGCCTCCCAATCGTCATTTAACCCCATCCAGAGGCGTTTCATTAATCCCGCTGGCCCTCCGGCCATCGGCGTGGCCCAGCTTTTTGGATCTATCTGATCGCCTAACGCTTCGCGTTCTAAATTCAAACGGTCAAAGGTTTGAATCTTTTGCGCTGCTTCTATTGCGTTGTGCAAATCTTCCAACCCCGCCGTCCCTACTTTTTCCCGCCTAATAATCTTTGACTTTAAAATCTCTTGTATTGCCTTTTGCGTATTGCTCAAATCCGGCTCAGCGTTCGGATCAACCAGTTCCTCGAAAGCCTCGTAACGCCGCCGGCGCGTAGCCAATCGCCCGAACTCGGGATCAGTTTTTGTTTTTGTTGCCGCTTCCTGAAGGCGCGAACCAACCCCGAGCCGTTGCTCTTTAGTTATTGGATCGATGCCCTGCGCTCGGCCCATCGCCTCAAAGCCGCGCTCGACTTCTTGCGCAAATGGCTTATCGACCGACTCGCGCACCCGCCGCCCGCCGCCCGGGGATTCTCTTATGCGCTGCTGAAATTCGCCCACCATTTCCGATTGCGTCTGCACATCTAAAGGCGCGCGCGCTTCCATTTGTGTACCAAAGCGCAGATCAAAGACGCCTAAGTCTTCTAATGTTTTCGCCACCTCCGGCTGCACCGGCACCTCTGGACCCGTCAGACCGGCCGGGCCGCTGCGCGTTGTGCGCCGGGCTTTTGATACCAAGCCACGCAAAGGACGCGCTATTGCTCTCCCCACGCCCTCGCCTGCCACGCCCAGCGCCGCCTCAGTGCCAACCCGGCCCCAATCGGTCGGCTGATCTGCCCCGAAATGCTGCGCTATCTGCTGGCGCGTCCACTCGCCGGCGCCCGAACCGGCAGCCGCGCCACCGGCTGCCGCTGCAAACGCACCTGGCCCCGTTGTAAGACCAGCCAGTCCCGCCGTTAAACCTCCAACCGTTCCCAAAGCAATAGAAGGCAGCTCACCGCCAACGTCGGCAACATCGCCCCAATCAAAACCGGGAGGATCTACATTTATATAGCCGCCTCCGGGTCTATCTATGACGACCTTATCACCCACCGGCCGGGCTTTATAGCCCGCTTTTTTATATATATTTGCTTCCTGCTCTGGCGAGGCTGCAAAGCTAGCTTGGAAACGATCCACAAAGCCCGGCCGCGCTTGCGTTATTCCTTCCCGGGCTTGCTTAACAGCTTGTTTTATTTCCTGGCGCGTAAATCCTTGCTGCAATAACTCGTGAGTTCTATAGCGCCGCAACTCTTCCGTAGTAGGATTTGCCATTGTTTAATGCCCGTGTATTAAAATTGAAGGGGAGAGGCCATGTTTCGGCGCCTTAAATCGCGGCCTTTTGTTATTCCTGGATAGTCCAACTCCTCTAAATCGGCCGCGTGCTGACGTAGATAAGCCTCAGAATCCCCTTGCGCCGGCGCCCCCGGTGCAACCTGTGGATTAACTTTCCCCAAATTTGACAGCAGGGTAGACCCGCCCGGTGGTGTAAAAAATCTTTCTCGATGCCCCAAGATTTCATTTAATTTTGCTTTTTCTATTTCTGGCAACCGGAAAGGGTTTGATGCAATTTGGAACATTTGCACGTATTCCGGCGAATCCCTGCCAAATTGTGGCATTGTTTCCGACTCAATATAACCCGTCGCTATTCTGTCAATATCTGCCATTCTATTGCGATAGGCACTTAAAGCAAGGTTAAAAATTGTTTGCCGCGCTTCATCGTCTAACTTGTCGCCTTTTTCTATTTTTTGTATAAATATTCCCGCTCTTTGAAATACGCCTAAAGCCTGAGCTAAAGTATTATATTCGGCTTCGCGCACCACGCTTCCCGGGTCTTGCATCCTTGCCAACAATTTAAGAAGTTGAATGTCGGTTAAACCTGGCGCCCCTTTCTCTTCAAACGCGGTGATCACCTCGGTCATTGCTTGGCGAACATCGTTCCGTATTTGAATAGTCGGCTCTTTGATCAGTTTTGCATGGAACTTATCAACCCGTTCCTGGTCTGCTTGGCTCAAAGCCATTTCGCGGTCCAATGCTGCCACTTTATACGTGGCAAACATCGCCGACTTTTGCGCTGGCGTAAATTCAAGATTGCCCGCTGCGTTTATTACTGCGGGAGAATTAAAAAACTCATCTTCGGACAATCCCGGCATTACAGTGCCAAAGGCCGACGCAACACCAAGCACGGCCGAAGTGTCCGGCATTTCTGATAACGCTTTTTGATACTCTGTTTTTATCTTGGTTAAATCTATATTTGCCCGTGCGGCTTCGGTTTGCAGATTAAATAGCTGTTCGTCTCTTTCTCTCTTTGTCTGCTCATTTCCCAATCGAGCAAATTCTTCCTGATAAATCCCCCTCTGCCGATCTGTAAAATCCGCAGTAGGATCTACCGGCACGGCGGGCTTTTCCGCTGGTTGTGTAGTGAAAGGAACTTCGCTACGTCGAGCAGCTTCCGCTTCCCGCTGGGCAATAATTTTATCAGCTTCATCTCGCCCAAATTTAGCGACCAACTCAGCATATGAATCGGCCCCGCTCATAGAGCTTTTGACTCGGGCTTCGCTCATAAGGGAATCCTCCGGCGCCGCTGTAGTGCCGCCGTAATAGGCCGCCCGAGCGGCATCTGTTGCCTCTTGTCTGCGCAATTCTAAGCCGCGCTCTTTGGCCAAATCGGCTTGCGCTGCCACGTTACCCTGCGCCGCTTTAATTTGCAACTCGCGCAACTTGGCTTGATCGGCCTGCGCGCGCTGCTGCTGCCCTACTTGCAAAGCCTGGCCGCCAACTTTCGCCAATTTCTCCAAACCGCCGACCTTCGAGGGCGTATATTCCGGAGACATTACATTGCGGCCGGCAACCAAATTGACCAGATTGGCGCGGCTTTGTGCGTCGGCCATTCGTTCGCGGTCTTTTTCTTCGCGTCCCAATTGCTGATAAGTGCCGACGCTCTGCGCCAGCGCAGGGAGCAAATTCATAAATGTACCGCCCCAATCGCGGCCCTGCCCTGCTTGCGCCTGGCGCTCGCGCGCCACATCCTGCTGCCCTGCCTGGCCCACGTCATAGGTTGCCAATGGAGAACCTGGGCCTTGATTCAGCCCGGCCTGGAATTGTACGCCCTCGCCGCCGGTTGACATTCCAACAGACGGATTCATGGATAGAATAGCGCCGCCGAGTCTGCTTTCTTCGATGTCCTTGCCTCTATCCTTTGCCCAGCTCCATAAACCCATAATTACACGCCTTTTTAACCGTTGTTATTTAAGAAAAAGGACTAGCATATTCCGCTGCTAATGCGTCCGCTTCCGCTTGTTTCTTTCTTTGCTCTTCTAATCTTAATTGCTCTTCATGCGATAATGTCGAGTTAGTTATACCGCCTTCCCCAAGACCTCCGGAAATACCGGGCGTAGGCCGTAAGCCTAAACCTTGCATTAAGCGTTCAGTTTCTGCTTTAGCATAGGCTTTGTCGTCATATCCCAGCATTTTCTTTTGACCCTCGTCTTGCGCGCCTAATAACATACTAAGCGCTAAACGGTCCCTTTCGGCTTTGCTTTGCTCTTGCTCCATTTGCGTTGAAGTTTCAAATTGCCCAGCCTGCTGCGCCAAACGCGCCGCTTCCTGCTCGCCCGTGGTCGCAAACTGGCTCGCCTGCTGCGCTAAACGCTCGCGCTCCAAATCCTGACGCGAGCCTTCCATGCCCATTTCAAACTGACGGCCTTCTACCGCTTCCTTTGCCTGCGGCGCCAGACGTGCCGCTTCCTGCTCGCCAGTTGTCGCAAATTGGCTCGCCTGCTGCGCCAGACGTGCCGCTTCCTGCTCGCCAGTTGTCTCAAATTGGCTCGCCTGCTGCGCCATACGCTCGCGCTCCAAATCCTGGGTAGCGCCAAACTCGCCCATACGCAACCCACGATCCAGCGCCGCCTCACTGGCCTGCTGCGCCAAACGCGCCGCTTCCTGCTCGCCAGTTGTCTCAAACTGCCCAGCCTGCTGCGCTAAACGCTCGCGCTCTAATGCCTGACGCGAGCCTTCCATGCCCATTTCAAACTGACGGCCTTCTACCGCTTCCTTTGCCTGCTGCGCCAAACGCGCCGCTTCCTGCTCGCCCGTGGTCGCAAATTGGCCCGCCTGCTGCGCCATACGCTCGCGCTCTAATGCCTGGCGCGAGCCTTCCATGCCCATTTCAAACTGACGGCCTTCTAATGTTTGCTTTGCTTGCTGCGCCATACGCGCCGCTTCCTGCTCGCCCAATGTTTCAAACTGGCCCGCCTGCTGCGCCAAACGCTCGCGCTCTAAATCCTGGGTAGCACCAAACTCGCCTATGCGCAACCCGCGATCCAGTGCCGCCTCGCTGCGCGCTTCCGCGCGCGCAGTCGCTTCCCGCTCGCCGGCGGTTTCAAACTGGCCGGCCTGCTGCGCCAGGCGTTCGCGCTCCAGGTCCTGCGAAGCACCAAACTCGCCCATACGCAACCCACGATCCAGTGCCGCCTCGCTTGACGCTTGCGCCAAACGCGCCGCTTCCTGCTCGCCAGTTGTCTCAAACTGCCCAGCCTGCTGCGCCATACGCTCGCGCTCCAAATCCTGACGCGAGCCCTCCATGCCCATTTCAAACTGACGGCCTTCTACCGCTTCCTTTGCCTGCTGCGCCAGACGTGCGCGCTCTAATTCGCCTTGCTGCTCTCTCGCTGTCCGCTGCTCTTCTATCGAAGCGCCAAACTCGCCTATGCGCAACCCACGATCCAGCGCCGCCTCGCTGCGCGCTTCCGCGCGCGCAGTCGCTTCCCGCTCGCCGGCGGTTTCAAATTGCCCAGCCTGCTGCGCCAAACGTTCGCGCTCTAAAGCGCCCGCTTGCTCTCGGGCCGCTGTGGTTTCGCCCAGCGTGCCGCCAAATTGCTGCGCTTGCTGCGCTCGATCCAGCGCCGCCTCACTGGCGACTTGCTGCCGGCCCGCCTGCGTTTCGCCCAACGTGGCCGTAAACTCTTCGCCCCGTTGCCCCAGGCGCTCGCGCTCTAAAGCAGCCTCTTGTTCGCGGCCGGCGCGTTTCTCTTCTAAAGTTTCCCCGAATTGGCCGCCTGTTTGCGCTAATTTTTCCCGTTCGACCGCTTCGGTGCCCGAAAAACGCGCTTGCTGGACCGCCTGGGGCAAAATGGTCCCCAACATGCGATTTAAACCGGCCGCCTTTACGGCCTGCCGACCGCGCAAAGTGTCCGCGTCAAACCGGCCCAGGATATCCGCAACTCGTCCCGAAGACACCCCGCCCCCGCCGATAATACCGAAGCGGTTTAAATCTTCGATTTGCTGCTCCCGCGCCCGGCGCGTCTGCTCGTCAAAATCAGTCAGTTGGCTTTGTGTTATTTGATCCTGCTGACCTGGGCGAGTCGCTTGTGCTAATTGCGAACCTAAAAAGCCGGTAATCTGCTGGCCTAATTGCTCGCGTCCCGTCATTGCCTGCCGGGGCGCTTGCTGCGCCGGTGCCGGTAGTTGATTTTGCTGTTGAAAACGCGCAGCGGCCGCACGACCTGCTTCTATTTGCGCCGGCTGCGCTTGCGCCGGCTGCGCTTGCGCAAATTGGCGCTGCTGCGCTTGCGCCGGCTGCGCTTGCGCCGGCTGCGCTTGCCCTCCTTGCTGCTGCGCAAATTGGCGCTGCACTTGCTGCATCTGTTGCAAATCTTGCGCCAAACGTTGCCGCAGCTCATCCTGCTGTCCTGGTTGCGCTGGTAGCGCTCGCTGCAATTGCTTTTGCTGAGGCTTTACTACCTGCTGCGCAGGTTTTGGCCGCGCTTTTGATTGCGTGGCCCCCGTTGCCCGTTTTGGCCTACCAGCCATTTGATTAAATACTGCCATTTTCTTATGCCCCTGTGACTGTATCGCCACCGATGCGCAATACCAGCTCGCTGTCCCCGGCTCGATTTCTCAGCGGTGGATACCGCCGATTGCCCTGCTGGAGAGTATTTTGCCGCAAGGCCAGGTTTAACGCTTGCGCATAGCGCGCGTCCTCCTTGGCTGCGGACCCTTCGTCGCCTTCCTCGTCCATATAAAGACCAGAAGCGCCGTATATTAACACGTTTTCCATGATGCGCGGAATGCCCAGCGCCAGTAATGCGCTGCTGTCGTTGCTCGATGTCCAGGCCCCTATGTCCTGGCGGTAGCGCACCCGGACGGTTGCCACGGCAGAGGGTGTACGCCACAATTCAAGAGTCGGGTACCCCGTGGACGAATCTAAACCGCCGATAAAAACAGACTCGACTGTGCCGGTGTCGTCCCTATCGAGATCAAGCGCGTCGTATTCATCCGGCCCGATAATAGCAAGAGTTCGATTGTTGGATTGATCGACAAACGAGTGCCACGCCGCCACATTGCCCGAAATAGGCGTATACGTTCGCGTGCTGGCCACGGTTGAAAACGTGGTCGTGCGATCCAGCCACCACCAGCTTGCCAGCGGTGAAACCTCGGCCACGACCATGCCCAAATACAAACGCGCCTGGTCCTGCAACTCACCGGCCGCAGTTGATAGGCCGACCCGCTTTAATACGGTCGTAATGGCCTGCGAAAGCGTCATTTTCTATCCCTCTTGCGTTGGTCCCATGCCCGGGTCGTCGGCCTGAAAGCGCGGCGTTCCATCGGCCGCGAAAACACCGGCGGCCATATCGGAACGTACGTTACCATCCAAGCGCTCGCCGTTCATCTGCCGATCAAGGTAAAACCGGTACATTTCCGTTTTAATCGGCCGGCCGGCGTCGTCTTTTAATGGTTCCAAGGCGTGCATTTTAACCGCTGCGGCCTGGCCTGGCTCATAATTGGTTTGGTTGCCGTCTTTTGCTTCGTACTTCGTGATATAAGAAGGCGGTAGCGGCTCAAAACTTTGTTCATGCGCCACTTCGACGCCGCCGTGGACGCGCAAATGCTCCTCGCCGGTATAATTGCGCTGGTATTCACCCACCGGCGCGCCCACGCCCAGCGGCACGTTTAGCGCCTTCCTGCCCTCTGGGGTTGCCAGAGCGGCCTGGACGGCCTGATTGGCGATGTCTGGATCATGCAGCAATCGCAACAGTTCGGCCTTTACAGCGGCGTCTGGGGGCGCCTCTTCGGGGTCGCTGTCTTCTACGGCTACTTTTTGCGTTTCCATTGCTTCGTCTAACAAATCACGGTCGTGCATTGCTGGTTCTTCAGCGCGTTTTTTTGGCATAAATCCCTCTTGAGTTAATAGGTGGGCCGATCCATGCCGGCCCACCTGGTAAATTGGCCTTAGTCGAGGCCGTAAAGTTTGACGCCTACATGGCCCGTGTCATCCGACGCAAAACACGCGAACCCGACCAGCGGCTCAGTTTCGGCGTCCTTGAGCTGCACGGCACCGGCTACGCCATCCGATAGAGTCAGATTTGCCCCAATGGCAACAGCGCCGTCCGAGAGAACAGTCGCAATCCCCCGAGTCTGTACCCAAGCGTAATAATTAGCGGTCACAGACATAACGGTAACGCCCGAAACGATATAATCAGTCCCGGCGGTCGCACCGCGTACAGAGTTGTACGGGTACCCGGTTATCGCTATATCGCTGGCGCTCGATACCGCCACCAGCAGCCCGTCGTAAAGGGTAAAATCTACGGCATTAGACGACGCGGCCGTATTGCCTTTAATACGGTACTGGTGCCCCTCGCCGGCGTCGTCGGTGATATGCAGATAGGCCCCGGCGTACTGGTCAGCGGTTGCACTGCCCAGAGTCGTCGAATCCGTAATAGTTACCTCAGTAGCTGCGGCCGAGGCGGCCGTGCATTTTCCATCAACTTCGACTACAGAGGTAGCCGAGACATCAGTCGAAACCAAAAGGCCGCGGTTGGTTGCGGCGGCAAAATAGGCGTATCGAAACGCTCGGCCGTCTTCGAGCCGGCGCTCGGCGCCAACGTTGCCCTGCTGCGTGCTGCTTTCCTCGAAAAGTCCCTGCTTTACGCCATCTGATGGCGCGTTTACATTGCCGTTCTGGATAATATTTGGCATGACAATTTCCTACCCTTCTTTGCTCGGTTGTCGGGTGCATTGGCTTGCACCCGGGAAATGGAGAACGAAAAAAGGGGCGCCGTCCCATGGCGGGATGGCGCCCCTAATTGGTTATACTGCTATGAATGGCCGGCTCAGGCCGGCGCGTTATTAGCTGCCGGTTATGGCGGTCGCTACGCCACTGCGGCGGCGGTTGTCGGTGAATAGCTGCACACCGGCCACGATATAGGCCAACTGCGCGAGCTGGCCGTTCGACTGCAAGCTGGTAAACGGCGTTTTGCGAAAATTCGCCTGCGACAAAACGTCCAGCTTAGTGTGCCGGGTATCAGGGAAATAACTATGCAAAGACGGACAATCGTTATCTGCGATTACCTCGGCCGCATAAAAGGGAGGCAGCATATTGCCGCCCGGGCCTTTTGCATTATCCAGCTCGGTGCGCGCGTACCCCTGCGAACTGATCGCCTCACGATAAGCGCGACCGATCGAGTACGTGGTGATAATCTGCTTGATAACGCCGCCCTGGATGCGACAGCTGTCCAGCATCTCGTTCCACGCCGCAATACCGTCAAAGATATTGGTCACGGTCTGCGTCGTGAAAGTCGTGGACGTGGTGAATCGCTGCGATTCCCAGGCGGTGGTGGTGCTGGAATTGATGCCGCCCACGGTTGCGCCGGCGGCGTCGGCCATGATGTCCTGGTAGCCGAGCATATTTTTACCCGACTGCGCGCTGAGTATATCCTCGTTGATCGCTTTGAGAATGGTATTCATCGCGTTACTGCCCAGGTGTTCCAGCTCGTCGAAAATGCGCTCCGGGCCGCTGTTTTCCCAGTGCTCGGTATCGCTGAGAATAATCGGCGCGGCGTAATAACGGCGCTTATAGAACGCGCTTTCAAACGGATCGACGGGCGCCTTGTTCAAAACGTCGTACTTGTCGAAAGACTCGGCGGTCCCGCCGCTAGTTTGCAGCTTGACCTCAATCTCCTTGCCGCCTTTGCTGCTCATGCGCAGGCCCTTGCGCCTGTGCATTTCGAGGGTGGGATAATCCTCGAAAAAGTTATCTATAACCTCTTTTTTCACACTGCGCTGCGTTGAGCTCCAATGTGTATCCCATACTTCGCTGGTGGTCTGTGCCATTGATTAACTTCCTGTCAGGGAATAACTACGTCATATTAGATTCAATTTCACGCAAAGCTTCCGCTTTCGATATTGGACCGCCCGCCGGCGTTGTGACCGGGTGCGCTGAGCCGTTGGAATTGACCCCCTGCTTTGAACGCTGCCGCACGGCACGGTTGCCCTGGCGGGCTTCCTGCGCGTGCTCAATAGAACGCCCCGACTCCAAACCTACCAACTCGGCCACCGTGTAAGGCTGGCCGGTTTTTCGATTTGGTGTCGAAATGTTTTTCTTGATAAATTCGGCCGCTTGCTGCGTTGTTTCCTGGCCAAATAGGTCGTAGGCTTCCTGGACCTGGTCCTCCATGCGCTTTAAGCTACTCGCCTGCTGTTCCTGGTTTAATTGCGAAACAACTTGATTAGTGGTTTGCAACTGCGGCTCCCACTGTTCCAGCCTTGAACGCAGGTCAGAAATAACGTTGGCCTGCTGCTCTTGCTGCTGGCTCATCGTCAAAATGACGTTGAGGCCGGCCCGATCCTCCGACGATAGCGACGGATCGGTCATAACCTGCTGCAACTGTTGGGATGTCGTCGGCGGCGGCGGTCCTTGCTGCTGCTGCAACAAAACCTGCCGCTGCGTTTCCTGGAACTGCTCTTGCTGCCGGCGAAGTTCGGCGCGCTCGGTGTCTACCTGGCGGCGGTCGTCCGCTACTTGCTGCGTTTTGCGCGTGTAATCGGCTTGACGTAGACCGTCCGCGTCGGACGGTTGGTTGTCGTTTGTGGCGCCATTAGACGCCGCTTGTGCATTGCCGTCTGGTTCTTCGTTAACCGTTTCCGAGGCGCCAGACTCGTTATCCACGCCGAGCATTCCCGCGCCCAACTCGGCGCCGGGATCGGGTGGGGTAGCCTCCGCTTGTTCGGTCGTGGTCGTCGATTCCTCCGGGAACGCTTCACTCATATTTATACCTATCCTTGTTTTTGTCGTCGCCGGCAGGATGGGATACCGGCAACAAATGAAAAAGGGGCGCTTTCCCGACCGGCGGGATGGCGCCCCTTAGTGGCTCGTACTGCTGTCCTCGGCGAATTTTCGCCGACAATTTGGCTATTTAATCACCATCTAAATCGAGCATTTCAGACCAGGGAAACATATCCCCTTTTAAAAAGTTTTGGGCGTCCTCTATTGTTTCCTCTACTATGTTTTTTTTATTCCCATAAGCGGCCGGAACTTGTCCCCGAGCGTCCAACATTGCCCGATGAATCACCGCCGCCGCCAGGCGTTTATAAGGGTTATAATTCGCCCTTTTGCTCAAAATTTGACCCAGCTTTCTTGATCGGGTCGCCGGCCGCCCGTGGCTCGATGGTCCACGCGGTCGCTCGGTATCTTTGCCCGGATTTCTTCGATGGAATCCGCTATGATGACATTGGGATCGCGCTCGGCCGTATTGCCGGCGTGTAAAGGCGCCTCCCGCGCCTCTTCGAGCGTTTCCGGCGGTAGTTCGTGCATCCCGTTCTCTTTTAGGAGTCGCTTGCGATGTCCATAATCTTCGACCACACACCCGAATTGAGGATCGAACTCCCCATATTTGCGGCCCGAATGGCTCGGATGGATGAGGTTCGACCGCTGACGGTCCCAGGTCGCCGCTTCACCGCAGGCGCAGGGAATCGACACCGGCCGGCGTCCCTCGTAAGGGTGCGACGGGTAACGCTGGCCACAGGCCGTACAAGCGAAATCCCAGAGTTTAATCATTTGATTGCCGAGATCAGCGCCCGCAATCCATCGAGCTGGCCCTTGCTGGCCATATAGGCCACAGTGCCGTCGCTGCGGTTCGCCGGGTTGGCCTCGATGCCGGATATTATGTCAACCGCGTCGATTCGCTCGGTCGCTGGTTTTGCCGGCGCCTTTGCCGGCGCCTTTGCTTTTGCCTTTGCTTTTGCCATTGCTTGCCTTACGCTGCGTCTATTGTTTCGGCCGTATCGGCGGCCACCTGGTTCGATATATTCTGCGCGTTGCTCTGGACCTGGCTGCGTAGCGTCGTCATTGCCTGGCCGGAAGGCGCCGCGCTCGGTGCCCCGATATTTTCCTGCTCTTGCTGTACTGTCTGCTCGTGCGCCTGGATATGCTGCTGAACAATCTGGTCGATTGCCTGGACCTGCTGCACAGCCTGCGGATTGAGATAATTGCCGGTCAAATCGCGCGCCTGAGCCGTTACCATTAATTGCTGGTATTGCGGCATCTGTTGATACATTTGATGCCCCTGGATATGTGCCTGATGGTCCTGGCCTTCAAAGACGCCCGGATCTTGCATGCGCGCCAGCATAAAATCGTGTTCGAGCTGTACGGCACGCTCGGCTTCCTCGTTCATGTCGTCTACGAGCAATTTTTCAGGATCAGCCACCTCGTAAGCGCTCGCCAGGAATTTGTCCATTTCCATCCGGTCGAAATTGGGCGAATTAACCGCCCGGTCGTAGAAATCCACCGCCTGCGTGCGCTGTAGCTGCTCGAAGAGCGGCCGCGTGCTGCCGGTTTGTACATGTATTCTATAATTCCAAAGGAAGTCGGCCGTTTGAAGCGCCCGGGTCAAACGCTGCGCGCCGTCCGGCGCCACGTTGACGACGAAATCTTCCGGCGTGTATCGAGGATCGCCCATAATTTGAAAGGCGTTTCTGACCACGGTTTCATAAGCGGTTGCAACCGCCGCCTCCATCCATTCTCGATTGATAGAAGCCGCTGCGGCCATTAAGCCGGCCTCGGTAGCTGTGCGCGAATCCTCGGCGCCGCCCTGGGTCAAATCGTTGACCTGGGTGACCATATCGACCAGCTGCTGCGCTCGATCCTGAAGCGCGTATTGCTCGCCGGGTACGCTGCCCCAGCCGATTTCTCGCATGGCGCTGTCTGGATCTTGCACAACGTGAAATTCGCCGTCGTTGCCCTTTCGCAGACGATCCACCAGGTCGGGGTTGGCCTGCGCCTCCGATTCACGGACCAGCGCCTGCCGAGATCCGCGCTTTTGCATACCCGACTGCCGGCTCATTGATTCGACAATCGCGCCCTGTAAATCCTTGATTAACTCCAGCTGCGGCACGGGATAATAAGAGTTATACGACTGATCAAATTTGATGGGGATAAACGGGAATCCAGATTCTACCAGCCAGCCGGCGGCCGACTCTCCATCTTCGAGATCGAGCACCGGCGTCTGTCCGTCGTCGTCGAACATCGGCGCGCCCAGAATATCGACGCGCTGGGGAAAGTGCATCTTTGCAAACGGATGCTCGATATCCTGTATCGGCTCCTCGACGCCGTCGGCAAACATGATTTGCCGTCGATCCATGCGGTCGTGGATTCGATCCACCAGCACGAAATCCCCATTATCGACCGATTCGCGCACCGCCTTTTGCTCGTCTGTTTCCGTGGTTTGTCGCTGCGGCTCGCCGAATATTAGATCGTCTTGATCATTGACAGACGTCGCCTTAATCTCGCGCTTGTGGCTAATATTGGGGTCGTCTTTCAATTGTTTGAGCGGCACCCACATTTTTTCTCGGATATATCGAGCGTGGCCGAGCATATGAGGCGGACACTGCGGATCAAGGTGCACGAAGCCAGGCGGTACCCGAGATACGCAGACGAGATCGTCGGCCATTGAATCGTTAGCCGTATAGGGCGGGATTAGATCGTCGCCAGGCGGGTTATAATCGACGCGCAACCAGCCGATGCCGCAGGGGAGCGCGTCAAAGATGGCCTGATGTACGTGAGGCTTGACGTTCGCCAGGCGAAGGAACGCCGAACTGGCGCGTTCGAGGATGTC